GGATAGTATGGAACAAGTAGCAGAATATAAAGGTAAAATATCTACAAAAGATTTTGGTAATTTATGTATGAATGTGGCTCAAGAATACAACAACGCACTACTTGTGATTGAGAATTCAAGTATTGGTTGGGCAGCAATTCAACAAGTAATAGATAGACAATACGATAATTTATTTTATACAAGTAAAGATTTACAATATGTAGATGTTGCTAGGCAAGTAACAAATAGATATAGAAATTCAGATAGACAAATGGTACCTGGTTTTAGTACTACATCTAAAACAAGACCATTAGTAATAGCAAAATTAGAAGAATATTTTAGGGAAAAGTCAGTAATAGCTAAATCTTCACGATTAATAGATGAGTTGTTTGTATTTATATATAACAATAATAGGGCCGAAGCAATGCAGGGATACAATGATGACCTTGTCATGAGTTTAGCTATCGGACTATGGGTAAGAGATACAGCCCTTCGACTTAGAGCCGAAGGTATGGCTTTGCAAAAAGATGTATTAAATAGAATGATAGACTACGAAGCAGTCTACACACCAAGTGAAAATAAAAAAGAAGGTTGGACAATGGATGTTGGTGATAAAAAAGAAGACCTAACTTGGTTAATAAAGTAAGAGGATAAAATGGCCGAATCAAAATTAAGAGCAAGATTAAAAAGATTATTTTCCACAAATGTAATCGTAAGACATGCAGGTGGAAGAAAATTAAAGATTGCTGATACAAATAGATTACAACAGGTGTCTAAAGATAATCTCGTAGATAGATATTCAAGATTATATAGTAATTTAGCAACTGGTGGATATGGTAAATCTCAACAGATTACATTTCAATCTCAAAAAATAGGATTGTTTAGAGACTATGAAGAAATGGATAACGATGCTATTATCTCAAGTGCTCTTGATATTTACGCTGACGAATCGACTATGAGGTCTGAGTACGGAGATGTTTTAACAATTCAATCCGATAATGAAAATATTTATGATATTTTACATAATTTATATTACGATATATTGAATGTTGAGTTTAACCTTTGGCCATGGGTAAGAAATTTATGTAAGTATGGTGATTTTTATCTTTACTTAGATATTAAGGATAAATATGGTATAACAAATGTTGTACCACTTTCCACATATGATGTTACAAGAATTGAAGGTCAAGACCCTTCAGAACCTTATATGGTAAATTTTCATGTACAAGATGCAGATAATAGACACTCCAATCAAAGAAGTGAAAAAGAATTTCAAAATTATGAAATAGCACATTTTAGATTACTAAGTGATTCAAACTTTTTACCTTATGGTAAGGGTATGATTGAAGGAGCCCGTAAGATTTGGAAACAATTATCTCTTATGGAAGATGCTATGTTAATCCATAGAATTATGAGAGCACCTGAAAAGAGAGTGTTTAAGATTGATATTGGAAACATACCACCAGCAGAAGTTGAAAACTTTATGCAAAAGATAATCAACAAGATGAAAAAGGCTCCTGTTATTGACCAAGATGGTGATTACAACTTAAGGTATAATATACAGAACTTAACAGAAGATTTTTTCCTACCTGTTCGTGGTGGAGATAGTGGTACTCAGATAGAAGGACTGCCAGGTTTAACCTATGAGGCTACGGATGATATTGAATATTTGAGAAACAAGTTGATGGCAGCATTAAAAGTTCCTAAGGCTTTCTTAGGATATGAAGAATCACTTGGTAGTAAGGCAACATTAGCAGCAGAAGATGTAAGGTTTGCTAGAACGATTGAAAGAATACAGAGAATTCTTATTTCTGAGTTAACAAAAATCGGTATCGTTCATTTATACTCACAAGGATATACCGATGAGGATTTGGTAAATTTTGAATTAGGTTTAACCAATCCATCTAAAATATATGAAGAAGAAAAAATTGAATTGTGGAATTCTAAACAACAACTTGGACAATCTATGATTGATTCTAAAATGGCATCTACTGAATGGGTATATGATAATGTATTCAAATTTACTGAAGAACAAAAGAAACAAATGAGATTAGAATTAATAGCAGACCAAAAACGAAAGTTTAGATGGGACCAGATAGAACAAGAGGGTAACGACCCAGTACAAAGTGGTCAAGCCATGGGAACACAAGGAGCAATGATGGGTGGAATGGATGACATGGGTGATGTAGGTGGAGATGTTCCACCTGAAGGTGAGGATGGAGAAGAACCAAACATCGGTAGGACTGGTAAAGAAATAGGTGGAAGACCAAAAGAAGGTGGGAAGTACGGAAAAGATAGTGGAGCTAGAGGTAGAGACCCATTAGGTAGTCATGACAGACGAAAGCAGTATGGTATAGCACTTGCACACTATGATGCTATGAAAAAAGATTTAAAAAAACTAAGTAGAAATGATAGAAAACTGTTAGAAGAGACGATGGATGTTGAAAAAGAATATTCAGATGATGTTAATTCTTTAAATGATGATTCTAAATAACGAATTATTAGAAGTTTTTATATTTATATAAGAGATATTATACGGAGAATTGGAGTATATACATGAGTAAACGAGCTAAACACTCGAAAATTAAGAATACAGGTATTCTTTTCGAGCTGTTATCAAGACAAATTACACAAGACATCATAAGTGATGACACCAAAAGTAAATCTATCGATTTGCTCAAAAGGTATTTTAATGAAAAAACTGAAATTGGTAAAGAAAATCAACTTTATCAAATTTTAGTAAAGACAAATTATAACTCTACTGCAAAAGCACAGAGATTAATTGAGGCTGTTTTAAAATCTCGTTCTAAGGTAAACAGTAAAAAACTTAAAAACGAAAAATATAATTTAATCAAGTCTATAAGTGAAACTTACAAGACCGAAGATTTTTTCCGTTCTCGTATACCAAATTATAAAGTTCATGCTTCAATTTACAAATTATTTTTATCAGAATCAATAGAATCATTAAATCCGTTAGATGAAGTGGATAGTAATTTTACTATTATAGAACACATTACTGGTAAAAAGATGTCAAAAAGCATCAAGACAGATAATGAAGTCATAAAAGAATTTAAAGGTCAAGATAAAGACCTTAGATTATTATCATATCAATTAATGGTTGATAATTTTAATAAAAAATATAAAACTCTGAATACTCCACAAAAAAATCTCTTAAAAGAATATATAAATAATATCTCTAATACCAATTCTCTAAGAGAGTTTGTCAATGATGAAGTAAAAACAATACAAAATGCCTTAAATTCACATCTACCAAAAATTGATGATGATATAACGAGAATAAAACTCCAAGAGGCAATCAATCAAATGGATAACCTTACCAAAGGTAGTATCGTCAAGGACAAACAAGTTATTTCTCTAATGAGGTATTATGAACTCATTAAGGAGCTTGACAATGTCCGCTCAAAGTAAACTCGAAGAGTTTATAAGAAGGCTCATTCAACAGGAGTTAGATGAGGCAACTTCTACCGCATCAGTAGGTAACGATTCTTATAAAACACCCTTCGCATTCTCAGATAAAAGAAAAAAAGGTAAAAAGAAAAAGAAAGCTGGATATGATGGTGGACACACAAATCCCACCGTATCCACCGACAATTTTCATGCCAACGACCCAAAACTGAGAAAAGAAGGTAAGTATCATGATTTTCGTAATGATGACACATTGACAGCAAAACAAAAAATTGGAATGGCAATGAGAGAATCTCGTGATAGTTTGAAAAATTTAGAAAAGACAATCGATATGAATTTAAGATTGAAGAATGAATTAAATGTTGATTCAAGGGATTATTGGAAAAACACACATAAAGCACTCAAAAAAATTAGTGAGAGGTTAGTAAAGTTAGCAGGTAAGGTCGGTCAACTAAGATAGTCCCATGTCGTTTGAAGAAAACAAAAAGTCTTATATGGACTCTTTGTATGGTATTTCCACCTTGTTGAAAAGGTGGCATACAGAGATACATAAAAAAGATGTAACAAAGAATTACTTAATTAATCGTCTTGATAATTGGATTAGGAAACTCCAAGAATTAAGGCATGAAATAATGATGAGGAAAAGTTGATGAAAGACTTAATAGTAGATTATATACCATTCGAAATAACACCTGAACAGATAAACGAATCCATTTCACAAAATGGTGGTAAGTTAATAGTTCATGGTGTACTACAAAGGGCTAACGCAAAAAACCAAAATGGTCGTGTGTATCCTCGTGAAATTTTAGAAAGAGAAAGTCAAAAGTACACAAAAGAATTTGTTGTACAAAAAAGGGCTTTAGGTGAGTTAGACCATCCTGATAGTTCTGTAGTAAATTTACAGAATGTATCCCACAATGTTACAGAAATGAATTGGGAAGGTAATAACTTGGTTGGAACCGTTGAAGTTTTGGGAACACCAAGTGGTAATATATTAAAAGAATTATTTAAGGCTGGAATCAAACTTGGTATTAGTTCTCGT